TTGTGTACTTAAAAGAAGTATTAAACAATTTATGTCCAGGTCTGGAAAAAGTTAATCGATAAGGAGCTTTCAATACATCAGGTCGAGGAAGAACACTCATTAATGGATAATTTTCAACTACTTTTTTTCTCGCTGCACTTTTATTAATACCAAATACTAACATATTTTTTATTTTAAATAAATTTTGTCCCAGAAATAAGTAATATTTCCAGATTCATCACTTTGAGCAATTAAAATCTCTTTATTTTTAAGATGATTTGGTCTTGCTCCACATACAATATTTTCATTTGCGACAAAATTAACCCAAGTTTCTGAGCCGTTTTTGCCTTTTCTGTATACATATCCAATAGCATCAGACTCTGCAGAAGTAATTGATTTCAATTTTCCTGTTAAATCTAATTCAAATTGAACACTTTCTGTTCCTTCCTTCTCAATATATTTATCTTTTAAGTGACCTATCAGAATAAAATATTTTGATACTTTCCGGAAGCTATCAATAACTTGTTTATACGCTTCACGAATATATAGATAACCAGCACCTTGAGCCAATTCACGAACATCTGTACCTTTATAATTTTTTCCAAGCGGAGTATTTTTATAAAGTTGAATTGCGAGTGGCATCACTAACTCTTCCAATGCGGTACCTGTATCCATCGCAATATAATCATATAATTCGGGATTTGCTGCAAGAGCGTTTCTGATTTCCAATAAATCTTCAAGCGTTTTCGCTTTTACTACTAATGCGTCATAGTAATCCGTACCATCTTCTAAATCAATGATAAGACATTTAGGTAAACCAGTAAGAATTTTCGTCTTACCTGATTTGGGCTTACCAAATAATATAAGAAAACGAGGATTTACTTCAGACGCTAATACCTTCTCTGTCGGAAGTATTATCGCCATAACTAAGTATTTTTATATGTTTTAATATTTCTATATATTTAGGATTTTCAGCATATTTAGCCAGTATTAATACTTCATATCCATCATTATAGAATTTAAGTAATTTTATTTTCCACGATTGCTGTAATACAATATAATCATCGACACTTCTGGTCCAATGATAATATGCAGCAAAACCATGATTACTACCAATTGCCGTTGTAGTTCTTCTTTTTGGCATTTTCATTCCAAAAAGATTACAATTTTGTTTAAATAAACGACTTTTAAAATGTCCAGTTTCCAAAATAGCCTGTTTCATAATAATTTCTTTATGATCGGCATTTATCAACATAAGATAACGATATAAGTTTTCTGGTGAAAATGTACTTATTCTTAATTCGCTTAATCTCATTTGTGTAATTGTTGTTTGATTAAATTCTTTTATGTTTTTTGATATTGGAGCAAATACCGGAATCATTAAAAGAAATAAAATAATTATTAATAAAACAGTTTTTTTCATTGTATATTTTATTTATCGTTGTAATTTATCTGCCAATTCGTAGACAGCTTGAATTTTTGAATCACTAGGATCGGGTAACTCTTTGAATAGATTTATAGCACCATGAAAAAATAAATCATCGTGTTTATTTCCTCCACCTCGCCTGTTTAAAATCACTAAGAATTCTCTATAATGATCTCCGAGACGATTAATATTATATCCGTGATATTCAGGAATATTATATCTTTGTGGAGAAAAGAGTCCAAACATCATATCCACATCTCTTTGAGTAAGTTTATTATCACCGAGACCATCTGTTGTTGGCTTTAATTTAGCAACAATTTGTGAACCACTTTGAGTAAACTGTTGAGCTTCACTTGCAGCAGCTTGTTGTTGAATTCCTACAACAACATAACGATATAAATCTCTTAAAGATAAAGCATATTCCGTACTAAATTTACTCATTGCGTCATGTAATGTACCGCCTTTTTCTGGAGTAAATAGACTCATATGATCAATCATGATAATAGGAATTTCTTCTGGATTATTTGGTACATAATAATCGATAACTTGTTTTAATTCTACCGTATTATCAGGTTTTGTAAAACGCATTTCTTTATATACATAATGTCCATTCCTTTCCGCATATTCACGCATATACTTATAAATACCGAAAGGATTTCGTATATTATCAATAAAAGTAACTCTTTCTTCTAAAAAATCTAAATCTGGTTTAACAGATTTTACGATTTCAATATCTTCAGCAGATAAATGTTCATTATGAAATACCGATAATAATTTCTCAGGTGTATAAATCTTTGAAGTTTTCTTAAAAATATAATGAGCAAACGCAGAAAGAATCTTATCTTCTTTACTCATTTCGAGAGAAAAATAAAAGATTCTTGGTTTTAAATTAGCTGTAGGATTTGCTTTAATCCAAGCCAAAGGTTCAAATAAAAACAGAAAATCAGCCAACTGAGTCTTACCAACCTTAGAATTAGCAGTAACAAGATAATACCTTCCTTTTTGTATTCCTGGAATACAAGCCGATAATTTTGGTAAATTAATCCAAGGAATGGCTATATATCCACCACTATCTCTTATTTGAGCATTTTGCTCAATTGTTTGAATAACTCTATCGTTGATTTTCATAATTTCTTACTTGTATCACCTATTACTGTTGCTGGAAGCTCATTTTTAACAATTAATTCACAATATCTTGCCAAATCGGAAATTCCATCCTTAATGATAAAATAATGTGCTTGTCTACGATATCCGTTTGTTTTTGTTATATAATCGTTATATTCTTTTGTTGCCTTTAATATAATTTCAGGAGTAATATGTTTATATTTAGCCAAAAATGTTTTCATTTTGACTTTACAACCACTTAAATCGCCCCTAAAAGTTGGAGGAAATAAAGCTCTGAATTCATCAATTAAACGATGTAAATCAACACTCTTATCTTCTACAAGTTCAAGTGCTTTTTCTCGCAATGAAATTGAATCTAAATGAAAGTCGCCTTCTTCGGTATCAATAAATACATCAATAATTTTGATATATTCTTTTGCTTCCAGACTTTCAATAATTTCAATTATATTCGTTTCTAAATTTCTATGAATAGCTTTAATTTCCTTAAAGTGTTTATTTGACAGCAAAGATAATACAATTAATTCACTTAAACAAATTTCTGAGGGTTTTATTTGTAAATGTATATCTAAATCCATATTTAACGAATTAAATCAATCCAATCTATCGTAAAGTTTGGGTTTTTGATATTCGTCATCTTGCTTCTCTTTTGCATTTACAATTAAATAATCTTCAATCTCTATATTAGAATAAATTTGGTCAAACTCTAAAAAGAGATATTCTTGAAGTTGTTGAATGTCCAGATCAACACCATATAAACTAAATATGATGTTGATCTGAACTTCCAACTCTCTGAATCTTTCATTTATTAAAGACATTTTCCTTTGATATGTTCTCTTAATAAGTCTACGTCATCAAATACAGTCACATTAGGATCAGAAAAATTAGGAAATCCTGATTTTCTATACCATCCTTCATAAGGACTGTCATTTACATACAGGATAATTACAATTGCGTTTTCATTAATAGGAAGACGATCAACTCTTCCCATCTTTTGAATAGCTTTTGTAGGTGATCCCACATAAGATTCAAAAACAGCAACTTTAGCTCTGGAAAAATTCATTCCCATTTGAAGTGCTTCACAACTTCCAATACAATTGATTAATTTCTCATTAAATCCGAAAATGATTTTATCGTTTTCAGATTTTTTCTTTTTCGAATGAACAATAAACCTTTCATCTTGTAAAATCTTTTTAGCTTGTTCAATCTGATTGGAAAATATAAGAACACCTTCATCACATATCGGAGAAGTAATAATTCTTTTGGTAAGATCAGCAGTGGTATTCTGATTAAGAACGAAACTCTTTCTTTCCGATACTGCTTTTAAATAAGGAAAGCCTAATTTTTTCTCATAAGATGTACCTTGTTTTAACCAACACCAATTAGAAGCACTCTTAAAATAATTTCCATCCAAGATTCCTCTTTCATCAAAATATTTCTGAATTTTCTCACCCGCTTCTTCAAGTTTACGATTGTAATACTTTAAAGCTTCAGCTTCAGAAACTTTATAATTCCATCCGGGAATATGAATAAGTTCGTTGGATAAATTAGTTCTAAGAACAAAATATTTTCTAGAATTAACAATCGAATCTTTAGCTGCCATCTGTAAATATCTATACACAATAGGTATATATTCTTTATAAATAACACTTTTTTCTGGTTTATATTCTTCGGGAGTACCTGTAAGACCTACAAATATTGCACCTTTATTATTAATAAAAAATTGTTTATATGTATCTGTAACCATTGTATGAATCTCATCTGCAATAATCAAATAATTTGATGGATTATTTAATCGTTTACGATAAAATCCCTGAATAGTTTCAAATTGAATGGAAACAATTTTTGTTTGTCCATCCTTTACATAATAATAAGAATGAAGAGAAGCAGGTTTAATATGCCATTTCTCTAATTCTTTTTTCCAATTCTCTATCAAATTGATAGCAGGAACAAGCACAATAACATTTTTACTTTCTCTCGAAATGATAAAATTTATTGCTATTTTAGTTTTACCAACACCAGGATCAATTGCTAATGTACCACCATTATTTCTTTGAAGAGCAAATAATGCGTATTGTGATATTTCCTCTCGTGTCATTTTAATTGTTTTTTCCTGTTATGATAATCTTTCCAAATTGCTTCTTTTTCTTCTTTTGTAAAATTAATTCGAGAAAGTGCATTAACTAATGAAATTTTTCTTCCTATTTCTTTATCGAAACCATCAAATTTTCGCATCCAATAATCATAATGTAAATGAGATTTACCTTCAATAATTAATTCTCCCATTTCTGAAAAAGAAATTCCATTGGCAAGATCTTCATTTACTTTAACGGTGCAAATAGTTCCATAGAATTTTTTCCGATTTACTTTACGAATCCATTTTGTTCCTTCCTTATCAACAAAAACATTTTTCTCCAATTCAGGATTAATATGTTTCCATTTTACTGTAATTTTACCAAGTCGTAACATATTTTTATTATTTATTATTTAATTGTCCATTTATAAATAGAATTAAAAGTACGAAATGTATTTTCTGATAAGATTTCTACTACAGGACTAGTTCTCCAATGATTACCTACCCAAAAAGCTTCACCCACAACAGGCTCTCCTATAAATAAACCCGAATGAATGTCACCTACTGGTATATTGTTAGGAACTAATGGGTTATCTGATTCTTGTAATTTTTCTAATATTACTACAGATGAAGGAGTCATCTGAATTACAGGTCTTTCTATTTTTGACATAATTGTTTTTTATTAAAATAATGTTAATTGTCCATCATATACACTAAATACTATATCATATGCTTCTTTTATATAGAATTCATAATCGATATTATATTCGTTCATTGGTCTTTCAAAATATTGATTAAATACAGTTATACATTTCCCAACTTGAATTCCTATTAATCGATTATCTGTTTTATGCCTTTTATATAATGATGCTCCATTCTTTGAAATGAAGAATCTTACATTCTTATTTAATTCATCAATTCTTTCCCTTTGTCCGTCTAAATAATGTGCTTCTGGTTTCCAATCACCAGTTGATTTATATCTGATACAGAAATCATAAATATCTGTATGTGTTTTTATAGTTTGTTCAATTGGTATATCATAAGTAAAATAATCGTGTACAGCTTTTCTAACCACTTTCATTGAATGGTCTTTGTATAATTCACGATCTACTAAAAATACACCTTTTTGTTT